TGAATGGATGGCCGAACTGATTCTGCATGCCGCGGAAGTATTTCCGAGCCTAAAGACTGTCTATGGGGATTTCCAGAAGGCAGACCATGTTGTTACCGTGGATAACCAGTACCCCCTTCCGGAAGACGAGGCCGAAGAACGCACCCTTGATTTACAGGAGGTGGGAGCCGCACGGTCCATAAAATCCTACCTGATGGAATGGGGAGGGCCGGATCACAAGGGACTTACGGATGACGAGGCAGACGCGGAGATTGAGCAGATGGTAAAGGAAAAAAGGATGATGGAAGAAAGTTTTCCTGGGGACATTGGCGGTGATGAGTAATGCCATACGGACATATCAAGCAGTATCGCGATGCTGTAGAAGAAGCGCGGAAAAAGAGAATCCTTATTACTAGGCAGCAGGAAAGACAGATTGCAAGGCTATATGCCGATATTGCGAAAGACCTTGGCCGCGAGATATCCAGAAAATCGGAGAAGACATTGACATATCGGTGGCTAAAGGATTACGGAAAGTCTCTTAAATCGCAGAGCAGAGCCATATATAGCGCTCTCCAGGAAGTCATGGAGAGCAGTATCTACAGCACTGCATCACTTACAGTAGATACGGAAATGGGTTTCTGGGGAACTATAGTACCAGAATTGTCGGAGCGGTTCAGGGACACATTTTCGAGTATTCCGCAGAAATGCGTTAACGAATTGATGAATGGCGGAATATATAAGGATTTTACCGGGCTTTCGGAACGTCTGTGGAATTGCAAAGGAACGTTTGACAGGGACATCGGATATATCATAAACCGGGGCATCATAGAGCAGAAATCAGCCTTTGACCTGGCGAAGGATTTAGAATTGTATCTTAAGCCGGAAGCAAAGAAGCCCTGGGAGTGGAGAAAGGCATATCCGCACAGCAGCAAGATGGTAGATTACAGTGCGCAGCGCTTGGCAAGAACTTCCGTAACCCACGCTTACCAGTTATCGTTTCAGAGGAGCACAGTGGATAATCCTTTTATCGAGAGGTATCAATGGCACTCTTCCAATGCGGCCAAAACTTGCGAACTGTGCCGGCAGAGAAATGGAAAATTCTTTGAGAAGGAAAGGGTTCCGCTGGACCATCCGAACGGCATGTGCTTTATAACTGCGGAGATTCCAAAAAGCATGGACGAAATAGCGGAAGAACTGGCAGACTGGGCTGCTGGCGGAAGGAATCCTGCCATTGATCAATGGCTTAACCCAGAAAGCGAAATTGATTTAGGTAAAAAGATTCGTTCCACAGTGCAGAAAAAGAAAGTAGCGGGCCAAGTGAAAGCGTTTTCTTCACAATTAAGGAAAGTAGATAATAAAAACGTAAGAATGCTGTTACAACAGTCACAGCAGAGAGTTATAATTGAACAAAGCAAAAAGCGTAAGTCAAGATACAGACCGACAGATAATAAAGTATACTTATCAGTAAATGCCCTTCCAGATGTATTGGCACATGAGTTAATGCATGAAATAGACTATACATATGGAATAACAAAAAATGGAGCACTTTCAGAAAGTCTACGAAATGATTACCGGAAGTTGAAAATGCAGGCGGATGGATATGGCAAGGATATAACTGATATGTTATACTCACGGTATAAAGAAGCATTTGAAATCGAAGAAAAGAAAAGGTACCTGAAAGAAGAGTATAGAGGATTGGCCGATATATTGGAGGGGGTATCTGAAGGAAAGATTTACCTTGGATACGGTCATGGGGTAGAATATTGGAAGCATCATCTAAGAGTTGAAAGCGAGACGTGGGCTCAAATAGGCCGTATGATTTACTCCAATGATCAGAAAGTTTTGGAATTGATTGAAGATCTGTTCCCAGAGACATACCGAGAATTTATTCAAATTACCGAGAGGATGATAAAGTAATGTATCGTGGCAAAGTAACACCCAAACTAAATATATTGTATCAACAATATGAAGATAAGTTTCGTAAGACTGCATGGGGATATATGCAGTTAGATTACGGGGAAGATTATGAGGGGTTCGTAAGCGACATTAAAAAGGCACTTGAAACAGGGCGGGAGCTGCCGGATTTTGTAGAATAGGAGGCGCATCTAAATGAACCAGCCATTGATTACAGCCTGTGCCATGTGCGACAAACCGATGCGCGTGGGATGGCAGTTGCCAACAGCATTAGACAGGATACCGGGCGTTGAACTGCAGAAGGAAATGATGGCAAGCGGTCTAGAGCGAACCTATTATTACTGTCCTCATTGCGGACATAAGTACACAGTCATGCTTACAGATGAAGAAATCAGAGAACTGATGGGTGAAAGAGATAAACTAAAAGGTTTTGCAGGAATCAAAAACAAAAGGATCCGTGAACAGAAGCAAATGGAGTTTGAAAAACTAGATAAAGAAATTAAAGAAAAACTGAATAGATTAAATGGTAAATAGCCACTGGCAAGATGCTTATATGCCAGTGGCTTTATTATGCGCTATTTGGGGAGGCATTAATGAAAGTAAATATATTGGGAACTAAATATAGAATTGAAACACACAAAGTATCAGAGGATAAGGCGTTGGAGGATAATAAATGGTCTGGCTATTGTTGCGAAGAAAGCAAGTTGATTGTAGTAGCAGATATATCTGAAGGACAATATTTTCCGCATATGAATGAAACGGATCAAAGAACATACAGGAATCAAGTTCTAAGGCATGAGATTATACATGCATTTCTGAATGAGAGTGGTCTCTCGGATAATACTGGTGTTCCTGGAAATGGCTGGGCAAAGCATGAGGAAATGGTTGACTGGATTGCCATCCAGTCTCCCAAAATATTCAAAGTGTTTAAAAAAGTAGAGTGCATTTAATATCGTAATAGGGCTCGGAGAAATCCGGGCTTTTATTATACATAAAATTCGCTTGGGCGCGGGCGTAATCGGCGCGGGTACACGGGGGCGCAACCTCGGCAACAAGCGTAGTACCGGAGGAGAAAATCATGGATAGAAAGTTTTTAGAGGGCCTAGGAATTGATAAAGAGAATATCGAAAAGATCATGGCACAGCATGGCGTTGATATCACGGGCTATCAGACACAAATCAGCACGAAGGATGCAACCATCAAGGCGCTGCGTGACGATGTAATCACCAAAGATGGGCGTATCGCTGAATTGGAAAAGGTTGATGCGGAGAAACTTGAGGCAGACCTGGCTAGCGAAAGAGCTGGAAGGGAAAAGGATCGTAGAGAATTTGCTTTGCGCTCTGTGCTTCAAAAGGAGGGATGTCAGGATGTAGATTACATGCTATTTAAACTCGGAGATTCTCCAGAGTTCGATGAAAATGGGAATCTAAAAAATGAAGAAAGCTTTATCAAATCATTAAAGGAAAACTATGCCAATCAGTTTGCCGAACCCGGTATTATAGGGACTGGAAGTATAGGAAACTTCCAGAGAAATCGAGGAGAGAAGACAGTTACCCTGGAAGATTATAAGAAGATGTCATATTCGGAGAAACTGGAATTAAAGACAAAACAGCCAGAGGTTTACAAAACCATTAAGGCAGAAATGAAAGGAGAATAATTATGGCAGGAAGTATTTTTGGAGTTCCTTTTGACGAGGAACTATTTCTTGAAAGTTGGGGAGAAGCACCGGACCCGTATCTTACAGCAATGATAGAATCTGGAGCGGTGGTACAGGACGGAACAATCGCAGGCATGATTCAGAACAATGGCAATATCTACACTATCCCATTCTATAATACCCTTGACGGTGAAGACCAGAACTATGATGGACAGACGGATATCACAGTTGACGAGGTTAGCGGTGATTCTCAGACCGGAGTAGTTTACGGAAGATCCAAAGGTTTCTTTGCAAGGAATTTTACAGCAGAACTTTCAGGGGCGGATGCAATGGGGCATATCGCAAATAGCGTAAGCCGCTTTTGGCAGAAGAAGAGGCAGGCAAGGATGATCGGAATATCCAATGCGGTATTTGGAATTACAGGATCTTCTGGCAATGCAAAAAAATGGCATGATAATCATGTTTTAGAACTGCTATCCGCAACTGCCGAACCAAGAAAAATTAAAGAGACGGATTTGAATGATCTGGCAACGCTTGCATGCGGAGATAACAAAGGCGCTTTTGGGCTTGCAATTATGCATTCCAATGTAGCAAACACGTTAGAAAATTTACAACTCTTGGAATACAGAAAATACACGGATCCTTTTGGGGTTGAAAGGAAGATGGGGATTGCTGATATTTCAGGATATACAGTTCTTGTCGACGATGGGGTGCCAGTAGAAAATGTTGGTGGAACAGATGCCAATAAGGATCTGGCTAAATATACGACATACCTGTTCGGTACAGGAGTGATCCGCACAGCAAAAGGTCGCGTTGATGTGCCGGTAGAGTCCGTGCGTGATGCGAAGAAGAATGGTGGGCAGGATGAACTGATAACAAGAATGAGAGAAACCATCCATCCGAATGGATTCAGTTTTAAAATTCCAACCAGCGGATGGACGCAATCGCCTACAGATGCCCAGCTATTTAATAAAACAAACTGGGAGATTAAGTTTGACCCTAAGGCAATTCCTATGGCAAAACTCGTAACAAACGGTTAGGAGGGGGCAATGGATCTGAATGAAGATGAGCAGGACAAGAAGATAGAGCAGTTAAAAATGAATGTCAGGGAAGATAAAATTCCGTTTTTTGATGAAAAGGAACTTAAATATTATCTTGAAAAGGCAGGAAACGATGTTGACCGCGCATCTTATGAATGTCTGATCATCAAGGCGGAGGAGTGCTCTTTGAGTGTTTCCGGACTGTCCCTGGCTGATTCTTCCGCTTACTGGCTGCGTCTGGCATCCATGTATCGACCGAACTGTACGTCCGTAAGGAAAGGTGGCTGATATCATGAACTTTACACATCAGATGCATCTGCTTCAGCAGGCAGTTACGAGAAGAGGCATGGACTGTATTATTACACGGCATGAAGAAAATGAATTCCATGAGCCGGAAAGAGAGAAAGAAGTTCTTCAATGCCGTGGATTATTTCATGAGGCAAACGGATACCTCGGGGTATCTCTTGTAGAT